CCCTTCGGCAGACCACCCCCTTCTCCTTCTCCCCCTTCCAGCTCCTCACCACCAGGCCGTCCGGCGGGGCACAATCCGGGAACGGCCAGCAGCAGGCCAGCACGCCCAGCACCACCATGAGCAGCACGGACATGTCCGCGCGCATGGATGAACTGCGGGAACTGCGGGACGCCGCCGAGAAGGAGCGGAACGAGGCGCGCACCGTAATGAATGGGTCCCGGTATATGACACAGAGCCAGAGGGACGAGTGGAGCGCCAGGCTGGAGGAGGCGGAGGCGAACTACTCCCGGTATGACAAGGAGTACAACGACCTGCTCTCCCGATACTACCAGACCGAGAACGAGGAAAAGCGTGCCTCTCTCCAGCAGGACGAGGCGATGTCCGCGCAGTATCAATCCGCCCAGGACATCCAATCTGACATGGACAAGGTAACGGCTGTCATGGCCTACACCACCACCCACGACGGGGACGCCGCCCAGGTGGAGGAGTACAAAAACTACCTGTTTGAGAAATACGGCCTGGACCAAAAGGCCATAGACCAGTACGCCATCGCCGGGGCTGGCGGAGCCTATGTTCCCCGGACAGATGGAGGATACAACAACATCTACGACCTGTATCTGGAACTGGAGAAACAGAAGGAACAGGCCGTGTCCACGCTGGCAGAGGGCGGGTACGACTATGAGCGCATGACCGGATATACCCAGATGCAGGAGGACGCGGAGCGTTACCAGGAGAACCTGGAGGAGTGGCAGAAGTACGCCCGGGAGCATCCCATCCTCTCCTCCGTTGACAGCCTGCTGGTGGCACCGTTCCAGGGGTTCGACTTCGCCCGCGTGATGCTGGATAACATGGGACATGGGGACATCGACGACCCGGAGAACTATGTCCCCATGAACAGCTATACCATGGACGCCACCAACTATGTCAACACGGTGCGGCAGAGCGTTTCCGAGGACATCGAGGAAAACACCGACTGGGAACTGTTCGGCCAGAATGTGGCATCCTTTTTGTATCAAACCGGAATGAGCATCGGTGACAGCACACTGAACCTGGCGGCCTTTGGCCCGACCGGCGCGCTGGTGGTGGGCAGTTCCACCGCCGCAGCCAACCAGGCAAAGGACATCATCGACCGGGGCGGGACCAAGGAGCAGGCGTTTATGGGCGGCCTGGCCGCCGGAGCGTTCGAGGCCATTTTTGAGAAAGTGAGCATCGACAATCTGCTGGCGACCAAGAGTGTGACGGGGTGGAAAACCTGGCTGAAAGAAACGGCAAAGCAGGCGGGCGTCGAGGCCAGCGAGGAAACCTTTACCGAGATTGCAAACATCCTGGCCGACGCGGCCATCATGGGGGACAACTCCAACTACGATGTAGCCGTGCGGGATTACATCGCCCAGGGCATGTCGCAGGAGGATGCGGAGCGGCAGGCGTTTATGGACCTGATCGGCCAGGTGGTACAGGCTGGTGTGGGCGGCGCTCTTTCCGGCGGCGTGATGGGCGGGACCGTAAATGCGGTAAACGGCATGGCGAACGCGGCCTACAACCGCTATAACCAGCAGCAGTCCCAGGAGAACACCGCCAAAAATGGCACTGTTTTGGAAACGACCGCCCAGGAAACAGAGGAACAGCGCCAAAACACCGCTGAAATTGACAATGACATCCCGGAGGCCACCCGCGCGGCCATCGAGATGCTGGTGAACGGCGAGGAGATCAGCGGGAACCAGGCAGCCCGCATCGCGCAGAATGAGGAGGCCATGGCGCTCCTGTCCCAGCTGACCGGCGAGGAGGTCAACACAGACGCGCCCATCAGCCGCGTTAAAAGCGACATCCGCGCCCTTGCAAGCCGTGAGAGTGCCCGTTCCGCTGACGCGGGGGTAAATTCCCAGGGGACGCAGAGGACCGCGCAGGTGAACGCGCAGACCGCCACCGAACAGGGAACAGAACGGACCGCCGCGCAGCAGGCGTATGACATCCGGCGGGTTCAGTCTGCGGCAAGCACTCTGGGCGAGAGCGGCAGCCGTGCGCTGACCGCCGCATACGACGGGAGCGTGGATGCGGGCGAGTTCTACGCTGGCTTTGCGGCCTATTATGAGGCTGGCGTGTCCGGCATGGATATGGGCAAGGTACGCAGCGAGTACGCCGGGGCGTTGAACGACGCCCAGCAGTACGCGGCCTACACCGCCGGGCAGAACGACGCGGCGGCCAGCCTGGCGGCGGAGCGGGAGGGCGTAAAGTTCGCCACCGTCTACGGGGACGAGGCTGGCTTTATCCCCAGCGAACACTCCGCGCAGCTGTCCCAGGACACAGTACGCTTTTACAATGCCCTGGCCCGTGCGACCGGGACCAAGATTACCGTCACGGCTGCTACCGGCGCGGGCGGTGCCAATGGCTGGTACAACAACGGGACCGTCTACATCGCGGCGGACGCAGAGAACGCGGGCGAGGTGGTGGCAAAGCACGAGATCACCCACCGCCTCCAGGAGATTGCGCCGGAGGCATACCGGACCTACCGGGACTACGCCGTATCTGCCCTGGCGGAGCGGGACGGGTCCACCGCCGCCCTTGTGGAGCGGTACAAGGCGCGGTATGCGGAGAGCGGGGTCAACCTGACCACCGAGCAGGCCATGGACGAGATCGCGGCAGACTTCACCGAGGCGCTGACGGTAGACCCGGCCCGGTTCGAGCGGCTGGCGAGCGAAAACCGGAGCGCGGCCCGGCGGGTGCTGGATGCCCTGCGGGACTTCATCTCCAAGGTCAAGGCGCTGTTTAAGGGCCGGAGCGACCAGGACCGGGCAGCTATGAGCGAATACGGCGTGGACATGGACACGCTGGAGGAGGCCGCCCGGCTCTGGGAGGAGGCGCTGCACGCTGGCAGTCAGCAGATTTCTGCTATGACAGAGGAGCAGCAGCGGGTTGAATTTTCCGATGTGAATACCAGATACTCCCTGCGCGAAAAGGACCCTCCCAAGAAAACTGGCGTTGCATACAAGGTGTTCTACGCAAAAAATGGGGAGTTGTACCCGCCTATGGTAGCCAACCCTGGAGGGGCTGGAACCCCCGTAGGGGTATGGCTCGATGCTGATGTGGGACAGGCCGCTCCTCCCTCCAAAACCGGCCGAGCGCAGGTACAGGCTGGAGGGCGCGGCACAAATGCTGCAAAGGGCAGCCTGGCGTTCCGTCCTGGATGGCACCTTGGCGACATCCCACTGGCAAAGCAGTTTGCAAGGAAGAACCCGGCAACCGGAGTAAAGGACCTGTTCCCTGCGGACTTTGTTTGGGCGGAGTGCGAATATGCCATGGATGTGGATTACCAAGAGGAGGCCATGTCCTACGGATACACCGAAAACGGGAAATTCCGCCACTCTTATGCTGGCCTCCCAAAGCTGCCTACCGACGGATATTACCGCTACCGTACCAACCCGAACCCGGATACGGTGCCATGGATTATCACGGGGGCTATGCGGGTAACGCGCATCCTCACCGATGCTGAAACGGACGCCATCTGTCGGGATGCTGGCGTTGAACCTATGCAAAGGCAAGGAGGCCCGCTCGACGAGGCTGGGCTGGAGCGTCTTGGCCTGGAGGCTGGAGATGTTACCGGCAATACCAGATTTTCCATGAAATCTGCGGTGGAGGACAACGGCACGCTGCTGGCCCTACATAACCTGACGGAAGATAAGCTGCGGTCCGCCCTTCGACTGGGCGGGTTCCCCATGCCCTCCATCGCGGTGACAAGGGCCGACATCCCGCATGTGAACTTCGGGGACATCACCCTTGTTATGAGCAGGCAGACGGTGGACCCGAGGGCAAACCGGAGAAACACGGTTTACAGCGCGGACGCATGGACGCCGACCTTTCCGGCCATTGAGTACGATGCGAACCCGCAGGCAGAGCGCCGCATCTCCCGGCGCATCGGTGAACTGTCTGCACAGGTTGACCCGTTTTTTCAGGATGATCTCCGCAGGGTACAATACGGCCTGGACGACTACCTGAACCGCCACGGAGGCGAGGAGGGGCTGGTCCAATGGGTGATGGACAACTATGGTCTGAAAGCGGCCTACCTGGAGGAACAGGGACAGCACATCGCGGCAGTTACCACACAGCGGGAGGCGGACCGTGGATACAACCCGGAGCGGGCGGAGCAATACAAGGCCGTGGCCGACGCCCTGGGTACGACGGACCCGGAAACCATCGGCTCCATGAATATGAAGGACATGCGGGAGCAGTACGGCGAGGCCCTGGAGCGGGCTTTTCCCGGCATGACAAAGAGCGCCTTTCGCATGAGCGGCATCCTGCGGCAAGTTCAGGCATATTTCGAGGACCAGAGCGGCGAGCCTGTCTATGAAACGGTGACAGATGGCGCGGCAACACGCCGAGCCGTGGACGAGGCGCTGGACCGGGCCGGATATGAGCGGTGGGTCCGGGAACTGTACTCCGGTATCGAGGCGGCCAGTGGTGTCTACAACAATAAAGAACGGTTTACCCCCAGTGGAAACCGACGCACCTTCCAGCAGACCCACTACCCTGTCACCCTGGATAACATCACAAAGGCTATGGCTGGGCAGAACAACGGAAACAGCAGAAATGTGTCCGGGTTTTACGGCATCAAAAGCCTGCGGGCCGGGATGGCGGAGCGGTTCAAAAGTATCGCGGACATGCACCGGCTGGAGGGCCGACTGCAAAATCTGACCGAGGAAGAAGTTGCGAATATCACCGACGCGCTGGACAACCGCCTCTCTGAAATCGTGGGAGAAGTGGCAGAGCGGTCCCCTGGCGGTTCCCGGTCGTTTGACTATATGCAGACAGACTCCATTGGGAACATCCTGATGGAAATTGCCGAGAGCGGGACCTATACCATCGACAGCATCATGCGCACGCTGAATGAGGAATACCAATACCACATCAGCAACGAACTGGCCGCAAAAATTCGGGACCTCCTTTTTGATGTGTCCCAGATGCCGGTGAACATCTTCGAGGCCAAGCCGGAGCGCAGCGTCCGGTTCAACGAGGTACTGGCCGCCGTCCTGCCGGACAATGTGGAGAGCGGCCTGTCGGAAGATCTTCTGTCCGCCGGTGTGGGGCAGGTCCTCACCTATGAGGCGGGAAACGATGCTGACCGGCTGGCAAAGGTGAACAGCGTGGAGGGTGCGCGGTTCTCGCTGAAATCCACGGACAGTCAGGGACGAAACCTGACGGCGGAGCAGCAGGAGTTTTTCCGGGACAGCAAAATCACGGACGCGGAGGGCAGGCTGCTTGTCCTTTACCACGGGACGACGACCTATGGAGAAATTACAAAGTTCCGCCGGGGCCGCTCCGGCTGGCTCGGACCCGGCATCTATCTCGCAAGCAGGCGGTCCGATGCACAACGGTATGCGGACGCCATGGGAGAGGGCAACGGCCAGCTTTATGAACTGTACGCAAATGTGACAAATCCTCTGGTGGTGACAGAGGGAAACCCCGTGCCCGAAATCCTGCGGGCAGCATACGGGCGGGACAGCATCTACAAATCCCGCTCGGCAAAGCAGGGCAACGACACGCACATCATCACCCCTGCGGACATCAAGAAATTGCAGGGAAAAGGATACGACGGCATCCAGTGGAATTTTGGCGGGAATACGGAGGTATCCGTATTCTCCACGGAGCAGATCAAGCGGGTGGACAACCAGACCCCCACCAGCAACGCGGACATCCGGCGTTCCATCAAGGGCGGCGACATCCTGCGGGAGAACGCGGCCTTGCAAGAGGAGAACGCGCTGCTGCGGGAACGGGTGGAATACTGGAGGGGCCAGACCAGACGGACGGAGCGTGTGACCACGAACAAGCGGGCGGTGGAGCGGGCCGCGCGGGAACTTATCCGCGCCTACGACGCCGACCTGGATGTATCCGACATCTCCGGGGACCTGCAAAGCCTGTATGACTACATCGCCAGCGGCAGGGACGGGAACGACGAACTGACCTACACCGAGGCGCGGCGCCGGTCCGACGCCATCGCGCGCAAGCTGGTGAACAATGCCGTTGTGCGGGATGACGGCGCATACCAGGAGTACAGCGACTTGCGCTCCTACCTGCGGACCACCCCACTGTCTATCTCCGAGGAGGACAGCCACGACATCCCGGACTACGGCGACTTCCGCCGCCGGAACTTCGGCAGGCTGAACCTGACCCGTGGCCGCACCAACATTGACCAAGTGTACCAGGAGATGTCCCAGATGTGGCCGGAGTTCTTCGACGAGCAGAGGGAGAGCCACCCAACCGACCAGCTGCTCCACATCGTGGATGTCCTGGATGAAATCTACCGGGTGACGGAGAGCAACCCGTTTTCCGGCTACTTCAACGAGGCGGTGGCCGACGCGTCCAACGAGATCATGGAGCGGTTCTTTGACCTGCCCCAGACCAGGCCGACCTTTGCGGACCGGCAGGCGCGCAGGCTGGACGACGCCAGAGCGAGAGGACGGCAGCAGGTGGAGCGCGTGCGCGCCCAGAGGGACGCTCGCCTTGCCGAACTGCGGCAGCAGAACCGGGAGCGGGTGCAGAGAGTCATCCAGAGGGAGCGGAAAACCCGCGCCCGGCAGCTGGAGCGCCTGCGGAGCAGATACGCGGCACGGGACGCCGCCGGACGGGAACGCCGGAGCGCGCGGGAACTGCGTGCGCGCATCTCCCGCCATGTGAGTGACCTTTCCCGCCGTCTGCTGCGCCCCAGCGACAAGCAGCACATCCCGGAGCAGCTGCGGTCCGCCGTGGCCGCCATGCTGGATGCCATCAATCTGGAGAGCGTCTACACGGTGGACCCGGAAACCGGAAAGCGCCGCAAGGGCGGGAACGGAAACCCCACCAAGCGCACGGAGGCGTTCCGGGCGCTGCGGCAGGCTTACGCCGACATCTCCAAGGAGGGGTCCGACTACACCCTTATCATCGACCCGGACCTGATGGATAACCTGTCTGAACTGGAGGCCATGCGGGACACCCCGCTTGCGGAGATGGGCACCAGTCAGCTTGCCACGGTATGGTCCACCATCAAGGCGGTGGAGGCATCCATCCGCACGGCAAACCGGATGCTGGGCGAGAGCCGGTTCCAGACCATCTCCCAGGTGGCCGAGGGCATCCGCAGCGACAACATCATGCGGCAGGACCGGGGCGATTACCGGGGCGTTCTGGGCAAGGTGGACAAGCTGGTCAACCTGGACATGCTGACCCCGCAGGGGTATTTCCACCGCCTGGGCAAAACCGGGGATGCACTTTTCCAGATGCTCCGCTCCGCCCAGGACCGGCACATCGAGATCATGCGCAGCGCCCAGCAGGCGACCCAGGACATCATCGGCAAGACGAATGTGGGACAGCTGGAGCGGGAGATGCACACCTTTGACATCGACGGCCAGAAAGTCACCATGTCTACGGCACAGGTCATGGCCCTGCATGAACTGATGAAACGCAAGCAGGCGCAAGAGCATATCTTCACCGGCGGCATCCGGCCAGACACGGTGCGGGGCGGGCGCGGCCTGCGGGAAAACCGTCGGGCTGACGCGGTGCATGTGAGCATCGAGGACCTGGCGAAGATCACCGGCGTGCTGACAGAGGAACAGGTCAAAATTGCGGACGCCCTGCAAAAGTATATGGGCGGCCAACTGGCGGACCTGGGCAACGAGGCCAGCATGGAGGTGTATGGATACCGGAAGTTCACGGAGCCGGACTACTTCCCCATCCAGGTGGACCGGAACCAGACCCGGCAGGACATCGCCAAAGAGGCACAGGCCCAGACCATCGCCGGGCGCGGGTTCACGAAGGGCACCAATCCCAACGCCAACAACGCCGTTATGGTGGGGAGCATCTTTGACATTTTCGCCTCCCATGTCAATGACATGGCGACCTATGCGGCGTGGCTGCCCACCATGGAGAATGTGCGGCGCATCCGCGATTTTACCTATCGGGACAGCGAGGGGAACCGGACCGGCACGGTCAAGAGCGTAATTGAGCGGGTGTTCGGTAGGAACGGAAACGCCTACCTGAACAAACTGGTGGACGACCTGAACCAAGGCGTGCGCACCACTGGGAGCGGGAATTTCATGGACGGCATCGTGGGCAACTACAAGGCCGCCGCCGTGGCCGCAAACCTGCGCGTCATCCTCCAGCAGCCCACGGCCATCCTGCGGGCGCTGAACACCCTGGATGCCAAGTACCTGGCAGCTGGGACCGTGCGGCGCGGGAACTGGGAGCGCGTGATGCAGTATGCCCCCATCGCGCGCTGGAAGGACTGGGGCTATTTCGACATCAACACCGGGCGGCAGATGAAGGATGTTCTGCTGGGCAGCGACAGCCGCCTGGAGAAAATCAAACAGGCAGGCATGGCCGGTGCGGGAAGGGCGGACAGCTTTGCGTGGTCGCGCCTTTGGAACGCGGTGGAGGCGGAAACCAAGGACCGCAGGCCCGGACTGAAACCCGGCACGGACGCGTTCTATCGTGCTGTGGCGGAGCGGTTCGGCCAGATCATCGACCAGACCCAAGTGGTGGACGGCATTCTCCAGAGGTCCCAGATCATGCGCTCGCCGGATGCGTTGACCAAGATGTCCACCTCCTTTATGGGCGAGCCGACCAAGACCTACAACATGTTCGTGAACGCGGTGTATGACCTGCGCCACGCAACGGGACAGGAGGCGCGCAGCAGAGCCGGAAAGGCGCTTGCAAGGACCACCACGGCCCTTGTGGTGTCCTTCACGGTCAACGCCATTATGCAGTCCATCATCGACGGCCTGCGGGATGACGACAAGGAAACCGACTACTGGGAGAAGGTTTTCCAGGCGTTCACCGGGTTTACCGGGGACGAGGAAACTTTCCTGGACTACTGGAACAGCTTTTGGAGCGGGAACCTGGAGGCCAACTATAACCCGCTCGCCTACATGCCCTACTTCAAGGACCTGGTATCCATCGCCCAGGGGTTCGATGTGACGCGGATGGACATGGAGGCCGTGGAGCAGGTATGGACGGCGTTCTCCAACATGAGAAAGGCGCTCTCCGGCGAGGGGCGGTACAGCATCGCCGGGGCGTCGGCCAACATGCTGGCGGAAGTGGCGCGGCTGTTCGGCCTGCCCGTCGCCAACCTGAAACGGGATGTGCAGGCGGTGGTCACGACGGCGGCCATTGAAACGGACAACTATCTGCTGCAATATGAGATTGACAAGGCGCTGCTGAACATGGGATACCAGGGAAACCGCAGCAACTTCATGAACATCCTCTATGCCGCCAGCGTGAACGACCCGGAGGCATACGAGATCATCTACGAGGACATGGTGGAAAACGGCGTCACGGAGGAGCAGATCAGGACGGCGATGGAGAGCCGGATGAAGGAGGAACAGGGCGTGGAGAGCGTGTCTGACCTGACGCGCCGGTATCTGACACCAACCCAGGAGCGGACCTATGACCGACTGTACGGGCAAATCTCCAGTTCTCCGGTGTGGAGCGCGGCCAACGCGGAACAGCGGGCTGCGGTGGAGGAGGACCTTTACAACCTGACCGTCGGGACGGACGCTGGGCTGACCCTCCGGGAAAAAATCGACGCGGGAGCCGCCTATGGCATCAGCGAGGCGGACTACCTGCTTTATCTGGCGGCGCGGGAAATCGCAGACGCAGAGAACGAGGACCCGGAGAAACGCAACGGCAGCATCGACCAGGCAGAGGCACAGGCCGCCATCGACATGCTCACCGGGCTGCCCGACGAGGGGCGGGCCTATCTTTGGCAAAGCACCAATAGGGGCTGGAAAGCAGACAACAACCCCTACCAGTAAAGCGAAAGGGCCGGGATTACTCCCGGCCCTTTGCTTATGGATTGCAGACCGAACACGGATGTTTGCCGTCTGCAACGGCGTCCGCCTCCGAAAGATAGTAGGTGCGGTTCTGCTCCAGGATGTTTTCCACATAATCGCAAGACGGGCAGTGGTATATGTCGCTGTTCACGCTGGCGACATAGTAGGGCAGCCCTCTGTTTTCCCGCTCCTCCAGATACCCAGCCGTAAAATCGTCAATTCCGGTCAGGCTGGCGCTGGCGTTCTGTGCATCCCGCATCGCGCCTATTTCTTCCCGCAAGGCGGTATTCTCCTCCAGCATGTCGGCGTTGACCTGGATAAAGTCTATTGCCATAGACCTAAACTCGTAGACCTTATACCCAAGGACGGAGGATGTGACAATCAGAAGTGCGCAGGCCACTGTAAGGCCGATTTCCAGACGGGTGTACCGCGTTTTTTTCTCTGCTGGCGCTGCATCCTGCCCGGCAGGTACACTCTCGCCGGCGCGCACAAATGGAGTTCCGCACAGCTTACTGCCAGGAGCGGGCCAGGATGCTTTCGCCGTTTTCTTTCCCTTTCTGTCCCATACCCTGCACAGGAGCGGGGCCGGTAGGATGACCAAAAGCAGAAACAGCAGAGCCGTGGGGAGCGCCCCAAAAGTAACTCCACCCAACCGGCACGCGGTGACGACCACGCTGTAAACTACAATACAGCCGCACCAAATGGCAATTTTCATAGGAAACCCTCTCTTTCAAAATTTTCTATCTTTTCGGGGCGCAATCCCTTTCCTGTTCTGATATGCTCGATTGGAAAGGGCGGTGAAGAAATGCTGGAGATCATCACAAAGTTCTGGGTGGAATGGCTGCTCGGTATCGCCGCCGGAGGAGTAATCGCCGCCTGCCGTATTCTGTGGAAACGACAGAAGGAGGCCGACACGCGGCAACGGGCGGTGGAGGCTGGCATCCGCGCTCTGCTGCGCGACCGCATCCTACAAGCCTACTACCACTACTTCGAGCGAGGGTGGATAACCCTTCACGGCCTTGAAAATGTGAATGCGCTCTACAAGGAATATCACGCCCTTGGAGGAAACGGAGCCGTCACCAAGCTGGTGGAGGACTTGCGTGGGCTGGAGGTGCGGGATGGCTAAAGGAAAACGGGTGACAATGCGCTCCGTGACGCGCATCCTGTTCATCACCACGCAGCTGGCGGCCCTGGGGTGGGTGTCGGTATCGTACCTGATCGCCATTTATGCCACCGTTCGGCTGGGGCAGGTGTTCCCGGTGGTGGAACTCTCCCAGCAGGCCATTGAAACGATACTTGGGGTGAATGTTCTAAAGACGGTGCAAAACATCTTTGAACACAACGACGGCCCCGTATTCGGCACCAACAATTCCAAGAAGGAAGTCAAACGCGACTGCTGAAAAGGAGGAAATGAGCATGGAATTTATCCTGGAAAACTGGCCCATCATTGTGGCGGTGATCGCCGTCGTGGCCGTGGCCGCTGTGGCCGTGGCGCGCTTTGTGGGGCTGCCCACGGAGAGCCAGCTGGCAAAGGTCCGGGAGTGGCTTTTATGGGCCGTCACGGAGGCGGAGAAGGACCTGGGCGGAGGGACCGGGCAGCTGAAACTCCGGCAGGTCTATGACCTGTTCGTGACACGGTTCCCATGGCTTGCAAAGCTGGTCTCCTTTGAACTGTTCTCCGATCTGGTGGATGACGCGCTGGAGGATATGCGGGAGATGCTGGACACCAACCAGGCCGTAAAGGCATTTGTGGAGGGGGAGTAACTATGGATAGACCGGAATTGAATATGCGCTACTACAACAAAGAAATTGACGACGACCTCCCGTACACTGGAGAACTTCGCTACGACGAGGAAACCGGCCTTATCTACGACGAGGACGGCGATGTTGTGGACGAGGACACCATTTCTTCCTTCTTCGATGGGGACGGCAAGGGGGATGACGATGATGAATAGTTCTCTTACCTCCTATACCAAACTTAGCCCTCACCACTCCGGGAAACGCACTCACAAGATAGACACCATTACTGTCCACTGCATGGCGGGAAACCTGACGGTGGAGTCCTGTGGTGCGCTTTTCGCCAAGGAGAGCCGCAAGGCGTCCAGCAACTACGGCATAGGCAGCGATGGCCGCATCGCTCTCTATGTTGACGAGGGCAACCGGTCTTGGTGTACCTCCTCCCGGGAGAACGACCAGAGGGCCGTCACAATCGAAGTGGCCAACAATGGCGGCGCGCCCGACTGGCCGGTGAGCGACAAGGCATACAGCGCGCTGGTAGACCTGGTGACGGACATCTGCAAACGGAATGGGATTACCGGTCTTGTATGGTCCACCGAAAAAGACGACCGCAAGAACCATCTCAACGGCTGCAACATGACCGTACACCGTGACTACGCCGCAAAAGCCTGCCCCGGTGACTATCTCTATAAACTCCAGGGCCAGATCGCATCGGAAGTAAATCTCCGGCTCGGAAAGGATGACGAAGAAATGACACAGGAACAGTTTGACGCCATGATGGCGGACTACGAGCGCAGACACGCACTGCCCGTCCCGGACAGCACCCCCGTGGACTGGGAGAAGGACGGGGTGGACTGGGCCACCGAGAGCGGCCTTATGGCCGGTGACGGGAGCGGAAACCTGATGCTGCACTCCCCGCTGACACGGGCACAGTTCTGTGTGATGCTGAAACGGTATCACGAATTGCAGGGCGAAATCGGTTGAAAAAACGCGGGGGCGGGCGAAAACCTCCCCCGCGTTTCTCTGTTGTGTGTGTCTTTATTAAATCTTGTATATCTCCGATATAGTTTGTAAATCTTTATTACAAGAATAGCCCAAAAACATGATACAGTCAAGGCGATGGAGGGCTATGCCTTGAAAATTTACGACTACGACGGAGCGAAAAATTTATGCGGTGAGCGCATCCGGCAGGCAAGAGTGGTAAAGCGCATGACCCAAGGTGATCTTACCGCAAAGATGCAGCTTACCGGTGTCCGCATTGAGCGGGAGGCCATCAGCAAGATTGAAAGCGGAGAGCGGTTTGTTGCGGACTACGAATTGGTCAACTTTGCAAAGGTGCTGGGCGTGACCATGGATTGGCTGGTCGGCGAGGAATAAAAAATCTAAAAAATCCCCCCTACCTTACGGGTAGGGGGGATTTTCTGTGTCTGCCTGGGGCATTGACAGGAAACGACAAAATGTGCTAATGATATACAAAAGCCTTGCAAGTGCATAGCAAATGGAGGAGAAAGTATGCCAAGAAAAAAGGGCGGGCACCTGACCTGGAACGACCGGCTGACCATTGAGAAGATGCTGCGGCAGGGTTACAGCAAGCCGCAGATTGCCCGGTATCTCGGAGTACATCACAGCACGGTCTATGACGAGTGCAAGCGCGGCGCGGTGGAACTGGTGGACAGTGAATTGCGGCCCTACACTACATACTCGCCGGAAGTGGCCGTTGCCTACCACGAGCGGGCGGTTAAGAACATGGAGAAAGGGCTGAAAATAGGTAAGGACCACGACCTTGCAAGGTGGCTTGTGGATACCATTTCCGCCGGGTATTCTCCGTCCGCTGCCTGCGCTCTGCTGGGGAAAACACCGGAAACAACCTTCTCCTGTACCCTGTGTCGGCAGACGGTGTATAAGTACATAGAAAACGGGGACCTCTGGCCCCTGACGAATAAGGCGCTGCGGTTCAAGGGGACCAGAAAGCGCAGGTACAATCATGTCCAGCGCGCCGCCAGGGCACCCAGTGGAAAAAGCATCGAGCGCAGGCCGGAGATTGTCAGGCTGCGTGAAGTCCCCGGCGACTGGGAGATGGACAGCGTGGAGGGCAAGAAGGGAACGCCGGAGGCGCTGCTGGTCATGACGGAGCGGAAAACCCGCAGCGAGATCATGGTGCGCATGGAGAGAAAGACGACCGCCTGTGTGGTGGCCGCCTTGGATGCCCTGGAGATGGAAATGGGACCCCAGTTATTCCGCCGCATATTCCGCAGTATTACCGTGGACAACGGCTCCGAGTTTGCAGATTGTGAGGGAATGGAGCGGTCTTGCATCACCGGAAAACGGCGGACACAACTTTATTACTGCCACCCGAGATGCCCAGGGGAGCGCGGAAGTAATGAGAAACAAAACCAGATGATTAGATGGCATTTTCCAAAGGGAACGGACTTTGGACGAGTAACGGCGGAGCAAGTGCGCCTCGTTCAGGACTGGCTCAACAATTACCCGCGTAAAATCCTGAATTGGCGCACCTCTGCGGAAGTATTCCAAGAGCTCCTTGCAAGCGTGGGTTAAGCTATAAAAAATTTTTCAAAGAAATTCGGGTTAATCTATTGACATTTGGGCTCCCCAAATGCTATTGTAAAACCCGAAGGGGGGAAACCCCTTCGGGGCTTTATTTTTTACCCAGAAAAAGGGGGTGTACGGATGTCTGGGAAATACCTGACACTCAAAGACCGGCGGCTGATTGCCAAGCGTTACAACGAGGAGGCCCGCGTGCTGGACATCGCAAACGAAATCGGCTGTCACCCCGCCACCATCTATGAGGAACTACGGCGCGGGGCGACTGGGCGGCTGGATGCCCGGCAACGCCCGGAGTACGACCCTCTGATTGCGCAGCGGGCCGTCCAGGAGGCAATCCGCCGCCGGGGGAACCGCAGAACGGCCAAGGCACAGCATCGGGACTGCTGACATCAAGAAGGAGGACGAGTTCATGAAGAAAAAGAGCATCAAACTGTTCCAGGTGCGCCCTGGAGAACACTTCATCCATGACGGAGTGGAGTATGTGAAACTGGACGAGTCGGCAGGGGCCACCTTTGCGCTGGGCGTGGAGGCCACCCTGAAAAATGTCCAGTTCGAGAGCGACGACGCGGAGCGGGAGGACCACAACAACTACATCGGGAGCAACCTGGAGCGGGAGGGCATCCGCTGGCTGCGGGAGCAGCACCCGGACACCTTCGACGCCGTGGTAGAGCGGCCCATCGACTTGACCACCATGGACGGTATGACTGACTACGGTATGCCCCTGGCCTCTGTCCGGGCGCTGACCATTGACGAATATCGGAAGTACCGGCATCTTATCCCGCTGACGGACGAGCCTTACTGGCTGGCTACCGGGTGGACCACCAAACGCTCCCCGGGCTCCGTCACCAATAACGCGTACTACATCGACACCGGCGGCTCTGTCAACTACGACAATGTCTACTTCCCGTACTTTGCGGCCCGCCCCGCTTTGTATCTGAAATCCTCAATCCTTGTATCTGTGGATGCAGAGGAGGCGGAGAAGGTGCTGGCGGACTACACGGACAGCGACCTGATCGACGAACTGTACCGGCGGAGGAGGGCGACCTATGACCCGGACTGAACGGAGAAAGCGGCGGCGGGTCCGCCAGGTCCGTGCGGTGTTCGCCCTGGTCGTTTCGGTCCTGCTGGTGGTCCTGGTGCTGGCCCTTGCCACCCCGTCGGCTGCGGAGGCCGAGGCGGACTACATAGCGCCGGAAATCACCGCACCCGCCACCCCGGAGCCGGTCATCCAGGAGCCGGAGGCCGAGGCGGACCCCGCCGAGTATCTGGCAAAGACAATCTACGGCGAGGCGCGGGGGTGCAGCACCACGGAACAGGCCGCCGTGGTCTGGTGTGTGCTGAACCGGGTGGACGACGAGAGCGGCCTGTGGCCTGACGACATTGTGACCGTTGTCACCCAGCCCAGCCAGTTCCACGGATATGACCCGGACCACCCCGTCCTGCCGGAACTGCTGGCCCTGGCGGAAGATGTTCTTGCCCGCTGGGAAATCGAGGACAGCTGCGTGGGCGATGTGGGGCGGGTCCTCCCAAGGGAATATACCTACTTCTCCGGGGACGGGCGGCACAACTATTTCCGCACAGAGTGGGACGGAGGAACGACCTGGGACTGGGGGCTGGAAAGCCCATACGGGGACCTTGGGACATGAGGGTGCTTGTAGCTTGCGAGGAGAGCCAGGCGGTTGCGAACGAGTTCCGGGCGCGAGGACATGAGGCGTATAGCTGCGACCTTATCGCTTGCGGGGGGGGCATCCTGAATACCACATTCAGGCCGACGCCGCACAGATTTTGAAAATCAGATGGGACCTTATTGTGGCACACCCCCCATGCACTTACCTTACGGCGGCTGGAGCGGTCCGGCTGTTCAACAAAGACCACTCAATCAAAGACAGGAGCCGGTATGAGAAAGGCGTATCTGCTGCGGAGTTTTTCAAACTTTTTCTATATGCAGACTGCGAGCATGTAGCCGTTGAAAATCCGGTCCCAATGAAATGTTTTGGACTTCCAGAGTATGACCAGATTATTGAACCCTACATGTTCGGAGACCCGTGGAGAAAGCGCACATGCTTGTGGCTGCGAGGCTTGCCCAAGCTGAAACCGACAAAAATTGTTGAGCCGAAAGGTCTGTGGGTGGGTTCTACCTGCGCGAACAGGGACCCGTCCATCTACACCCGATACAAGTTGAACAGCAACCGTGACCCCAAGATACGGTCAAAAACATTCCCTGGTATCGCTCGCGCCATGGCTGAACAATGGGGAGGGCTGATGTGATGGAGCGCGATGTAAAGCACGGGTGCTGCTCCTGCACCCACTACAAGCTGCCTATGAGCAAGGAGCCGTGCAAGGGCTGTAAACGATGGAGCAGATGGGAGGACAAAGACCATGGCAAACCGATTGCAGGAGAGGCGGCTGGCGCTGGGACTGACACAGCCCCAGGTGTCGGCCAGGCTAAAGGAAATCGAGGCGCGCGCCGATGTGGGCATGGTGTCCCGGTATGAGAAGGGCGTATGCTTGCCCACCCCCGCCCAGTTGGAGGGGCTGGAGGCGGTCTTGCAAGCGGACAGGCTGGCCCTGTTCGATGCGGAGGACCTGGACCTTCTGGGTGTCCTCCATGACCACGGAGAGGACCAGGGACCTACGGAGGAGAGCGAACACAAGACCACGGCCCCGCCGCCCAGTCATGTGGGCCGGTTCCGCAAGTGCTACCGCATCAGCCGGGAGTTTGCGGAGAGTCTGCCGGACGATCTGCTCCAGGTGTGTGGGTACAGTTCATGGCAAAGCTGGCATGATGCAGCCCTGAAACGGCTGCTGGCAGAGTATGCGGCCCGGTCAAGGGCCAGGAAAGGAGGAAAGGCAGTATGAGTGAGCAGCTGGACAAGAAAAGCATCCTGGAGATGTCCATGGGTGCCATTCTGGAGCGGGTGGACTATGAGATGGGAAAGGTCATCGACAACATCCTGGACCCGAACACCAAGCCCACAGGGAAACGCAAGATCACCGTTTCCCTGGAACTTATCCCCAGCGCGGACCGGCGGACCATTACGGTGCAGACCACAGCAAAGTCGGCGCTGGTCCCCACTGACCCCGTGACCACCAGCCTGTTTATCACGAACCAGCCCGGCAGCGGCGAAATGGTGGTGGCCGAGATGGTCCCCCAGGTGCCCGGCCAGGTGGCGTTTGATGGGAGCGAACAGGCGCAGCCCAAAATTCTGAACTTCAAGCGGGCGTGAGGCCCAGACCAGAAAGGAGAACTTACCATGATTAAAGAGGCCATCCAGTATCTTGTTTCTCTGAAAGAGAACAAGACCTACGAAATCTGCGGCGAAACCTACTCCGACCGGGAACTGGTACGCATCCCGCCCCATGTGGCGCGCCCGACCCGCATCTCTGTGACCGGGCTGGACAGCATCGTCAAGCTGGTGCGCAACGAACTGGACATGTTCGACAATCTGCCCCTTTTCATCCGGGTGGATGGGGCGCGGCAAGTGTCGGTGTTCACCACCTATGACGGCGAAATGGAGCGGGACAATCTGTATGAGGCCAAGTGCGATGTGCCGGGGTTCCGCGACGGGTTCCGCAGCATCGAGTCCGCCATCATCGAACTGCGCAGCAAATTTGCCCCCGGAGAGGGCACGGAGTACCTGCTGGACCTGCTCTCCCGCGTCAGCATGGACAACGGCGTGGTCACGCGGGACAACGGGGTGAGCCAGGAGGTTGAGGCCCGGAGCGGCATCTCCCTGAAATCAATGTTGCAGGTCAGGCCCAGAGTCGTCCTGCGGCCCTACCGCACCTTCCTGGAGGTCGAGCAGCCGGAGAGCGAGTTCCTGCTGCGGATGGACGCCGAGGAGGGCGTGGGACTGTTTGAGGCGGACGGCGGCATGTGGGCCATGGAGGCAAAGCACCGCATCATGGCCTACTTCGAGGAAAAGCTGGCGGACGAGGTAGGCGGCGGCAAGGTCGTCGTGATGATGTGATGACCCTCTCCCCCTTCTATGTGTACCCAAGCCGGGAGGCGTGGCTGGAACACTTCCGGGACGGCATCGGCGCATCGGAGGCCGCCGCCGTCCTGGGGGTGTCCCCGTGGAAAACCAATGTCCGGCTCTGGGAGGAAAAGCGGGGGCTGGTAAAGGCGGAGGACATCGGGGACAAGCCTGCCGTGAAGTACGGCAACGACGCGGAGCCGCTGCTACGGGCGCTGTTCGCGCTGGACCACCCGGAGTATCGGCTGGAATTTACCCCCTTCAAAGTCTACCGGCACCCCACAAAGCCCTACATCACCTGCACACCGGATGGAGAACTGGAGGAGATCGCCACGGGCTGCCGGGGCGGTCTTGAAATCAAGACCACGGAGATCATGTCCTCCATGGAGTGGGCCAAGTGGAAGGGCCAGATACCAGACTACTACTACACACAGGTATGCCAGCAGATGCTTGCCTCCGGGTGGGGGTTCGTGGAACTGCTGGTGCAAATCAAGTATATCACCGCCGACGGCGACGACCGCAAGGAGGTTCGCCATTACCGCATCGACCGGGCGGACGCCGTGGAGGACATCGGACTGGTGGAGCGGGAGGACACCGCGTTTTGGGGGTGCGTGGAGCGCGGCGTCGCGCCGCCCCTGAAAATCCAACTGCCAGCCACACCGAGGCTGAAAGGAGAACTATTTTTATGAACGCCAACGAAAACTTGGGGACCAAGTGCTGCGCCCCTGCGCCTATCGCGGAAACGCTGCCCCTTATCTCCGCCCAGACCACCGAGATGCTGGAGGACACGGAGGCCATCCTGGAGCGGGTGCTGGACATCATCGAGGCAAAGAATGAGGGCCGCCCCAATGCAGGGGGGGAAATCAACTGTTTCAGGGACAGCCTGTCAGACTTACGGATACGGGCGACTCGGGTAAATTCCCTTGCACACCGCCTGCTGGAAACCTTTCAATCATAACAGCGAGAACAGGAGGGCATCATGGAAACTTTGGAATTTGTCATGCAGACCGACCTCTCCACGGCGCTGCCCGCCGTGCTGGAGTTCAACTACGACACCTTAAAGAGCGCCCTGGCGGCCCGTATGGACCTGTACCGGGGACTGGTGGTAACAGAGGACGGCATCAAGGCCGCCAAACAGGACCGGGCCGACCTGAACAAACTGCGGGAGGCCATCGACGCCAAGCGCAAAGAGGTCAAAAAGGCGTGCCTGGCCCCCTACAACAACTTCGAGGCCAGGGTAAAGGAACTGACGGCCCTTGTGGATGCGCCTATTGCGGCCATCGACAAGCAGCTGCGGCAGTATGAGGAGCAGCGCCGGGCAACCAAGCGGGCGGATGTGCAGGCCATCTACGAGGAAACGGTGGGTGAACTTCGCTCCCTTCTCCCCTTTGACAAGCTGTGGCGGGACGAGTGGTACAACACCAGCTGGAGCATGAAGAAAATCCGGGAGGCCATCGTGGCCGCCGAGGGCAAAGCCGCCTCTGACCTGGAGGTCCTTTCCACGGTTGAGAGCGAGTTTATCGAGGCGGTCAAGCTGAAATATCTGGAGGCCCTGGACCTGAACGCCGCCCTGGCGGAGCGGGCACGCCTCCAGGAGCGGGCAGCCAAGCTGCGGCAGTATGAGGAGCAGCAGCGGCAGGCGCAGGAGAACACCACCGACAATCTCCAGGAGGAGGAGCGCGCCAAGGCATCGGCCCGTGGGGCGGAACAGGCGGCAGCCGCCACACAGAGCGAGGGCACAGAGGAGAACATCTACCTGCTGCGCTTTGAGTGCCAGCTGACGCGGGCACAGGCGGCGGCGCTGGCTGACTTCCTGAAATCCAACCGAATTTCTTACAGGAGGATTTGACCATGAGAGTGAACAACAGCTTGCAGGCGCGGGGCAACAAGCCGAAATTCAGCGTTGCCATCCAGACGCCCATGTACCAGAAACTTGTCAACGATACCCTGGGGGACCCGGACCGGGCGCGCCGGTTCGTGGCGTCCATCTCCTCCGCCGTGGCGGTAAACCCGGCGCTCCAGGAGTGTGACGCCGGTTCGGTCCTCACCGCCGCTCTGCTGGGTGAGAGCCTGAACCTGTCCCCCTCCCCCCAACTGGGCCAGTATTACCTTGTCCCCTACAACGACAGACGGCGAGGACCTATCGCACAGTTCCAACTCGGCTACAAGGGCTACATCCAGCTGGCAGAGCGCAGTGGACAGTATCTCGACATCGATGCGTTCCCGGTGGTAGAGGGCGAGTACAAGGGGCGGGACCGCTTTACCCGCCGCCCCGTCCTGGAGTTCCTGGAGGACGACGGGGAGCGGGAAAACCGCCCCGTGGTGGGCTACTACGCCTATTTTGAACTGGTGAACGGGTTCCGCAAGGTCCTGTACTGGAGCCGGGACAAGATGCTCTCCCATGCGGACCGGTTCTCCCAGGCGTTCCACCTGAACGCCGTGGACAGCCAGGACCCCAGGCGCAGCCGGGTGTCCTACGCTGACTTCCTGGCGGGCAAGTATCCCAAGGAGGACGCCTGGAAGTATTCCTCCTTCTGGTATCAGAGTACCGACGACATGGGATGTAAGACCATGCTGCGGCAGCTTATCTCCAAGTGGGGCATCATGTCCATTGACCTCCAGAGGGCGCTTGCAAGCGACGAGAACGCCGTGAAAGCGGATGGGACGCCTGATTACCTGGAAACGCCGGAGGACGACGGAGCGGCCCTGGAACAGCCCACCACGGAACCCGCCCTTGCGGGCGGCGTGGAGCAGGACAGCGGGCTGCCCCCCGAACTTCCCGCTGACTTATTCGGAGAGGACGCAGACGGACAGCGCGCCCTCGCGTAAAGGAGGCCCTTCACCATGCCCAAGACCAACGACAAGGATGCCTATTTCTTCGCCCACGACTGCAACGCCCGGAACGACCCGAAAATCCTTGCCCTCCGCTCCGTCTATGGGGCGGAGGGCTACGGGGTGTACTTCATGCTGGTGGAGATACTGCGGGAGCAGCCGGAGTACAAGCTGTCCGTCAACAAGTACATCTGGTCTACACTTGCTATGCAGATGCAGGTGGATGCAAAGCGGCTGGAGGAGATCATCACCGACTGCTGCACAGAGTTTGCAGAAAACGGCTCCACCCTTCTGGTCAACGACGGGGAGTACCTGTACTCGGCATCGCTCCTCCGGCGCATGGGCAAGGTAGACGACATCTCCAACCTGCGGAGAGAGGCAGCCCGGAAACGCTGGGAAAATCAGCCTTGCAAGGGTGAGGACGGTCCCGGCGGATGCAAAGAGTATGCAAATGCACAGCAAAACGGTGCAAAGAAAAGAAAAGCAAAGCAGACCAAAGCAGACCAAAGCAGAGCAGAAGAAAGCAAAGCAGATATATTCGCCGCCTTTGCAGGCGGCGACGCCGACCTGCTGGCCGCCCTGCGAGGCTTTGAAGAAATGCGCCGGAAAATCAAAAAGCCCATGACGGACGACGCCAAAAAGCGGATGCTCGCAAAGCTGACGAGGCTGTCCGGGGACCGGGATACCCAGATTGCCATTCTGCACCAGAGCGAGGACCGCTGCTGGGCCGGGGTGTTTGAACTGAAAGACGACCCCGGCGGACGCCGTGGAGTGGCCGGGACGGAGGAAAAGGCGGCTGTCCTGCGGGACTTGCACGACGCGTTCTCGGAGTACGGGCGATGACCAGGGCGGAGATGACGGAGATTTTCGCCGTCCTGATGCTGGCCTACCCCAACGCGGAGATGTTCAAGGCCCCCAACAGGCAGGCGCTCATGGACAAGCTGGCCCCGACGATCACCCTTTGGGCCACATGCCTGGCCGATGTTGATTTCTGGACAGGCCAGCAGGCCGCCGTTCGGGTGTGTAATGCCTGCAAATTCCCGCCCACAATCGCGGAGTTCCGGGAGCAGGCGGAGGCGGTGACGCGGGACATGAGGGCCGAGATTGACAGCGCGTACCTGACGGCACGGAGCGCGTTCCGGCTGGGAAAGGCCACTGGGGACGACCTGTCTCTTATACACATCTCCGAGCCCACGAGACATCTCAGGATCTCGT